CCCGCATTAAACTGAGCCATCTGGTTCTGAGCGGCAGCGTTCTGTGCGGCAATAGTGTTTTGAGCGCCAGCACCAAACTGAGCGGCTTGGTTGGCAGCGGCTTGAGTTGACAAACCTGCTTGCTGAAGTTGTTGGGCATTAAACTGAGCCATTTGGTTCTGTGCCGCTTGGTTTGACAAGTCTGCAACATTACCTGCTTGAGCGCCAAACTGAGCCGCCTGATTAGCCGCAGCTTGAGAGGCCAATCCTGCTTGTTGGAGGTTACCAACATTGAATTGTGCCATCTGATTTTGAGCCGCTTGGTTAGCCAGATTAGCTTGCTGTTGGGCTTGCATATTAGCTTGACCAGTAGTGACATCAACACCTTGATTAGCCAATGCTGCACGTAGACTTGCATCTTGGTTAGCCAAACCAAACTGACCAGACAGAGCCAAAGCCTGTTGGGTAGTGGCGGCATCTTGTGCTTGATTAAGTTGTTGAGCTTGCATAGCTCTAGATAAATCAGCCTCAGAAGCTTGTTGTGCGGCTTGATAAGCGGCAGCATTCTGTTGGGCAACCAAACGAGCGGCATTCTCACCAAAGGCTCGATTAGTCTCTGCTTCAGCAACACCTTGGCGTGAACCACCAAAGGCTCCAGCCGCAGTAGCACTAGCTGAAGTCTGTTGTTGTTGCAACTGTCTAGAACGCTCTAGATCTCTCAAAGACTGATCTGTAACAGCCTGAGTATAAGGATTCATGTACTGCTGAACATTCTGATTTAAGAATGAACCTGCCTGTACATCACGAATATTCTGACGAGCTTGTGGAGCAATCTGACCCAGAGCAGTAGAGGCTACTTGTTGACCAGAAACACCTGCCGCACCAACTTCACGAACAGTATCTCTATTCATCTGAGCGGCAAGAGCCTGTGCTGAAGGACCTGCTTGTTGTCCAGTAAATCCTAAAGAGGTATAACCTTGACCCCTAGCAGTAGCGGCAGGACCTGCCTGTTGACCAGTAAAGCCAAGAGACTGATAACCAGTGGCTTGTGCTTGTGTAGCAGGACCTGCTTGAGCGCCACCAAATGTTGCGGCATTGTAGCCTTGTGTAGCGGCAGTAGCGGCAGGACCAGCAGAGGCTGATTGAGCCGTAGCAGGGTTATAGCCTGTCTGAGCCGCCATAGCAGATGGAGCTACTTGAGCGCCACCAAATTGCTGTGCTTGGACATTCTGAGGCTGATAGTTTGCCGCTCTGTTGGCGACATCAAATGAAGCACCAATACCTTGGAATATGGCATTGTTTGGATTAGCAAAGTCTCTGGTTAACTGAGCTGCACGTGCTTGATCTGGGTTGTATCCCGCAAATTGGCGAGGAGCTAATTCTCCCGCAACATCTCTAGATGTTTGCACATTTTGCAAGTAAGCGTCACGCAATGCAGGATCAAGCTGCGCTGTTTGTTGACTAGAACCACCAGACATAATTACACCTCCGTAGAAAGCCAATAATGTGTTGGCTTCATGTTAAATTTAGATACAAAAGTTCTTGACCAACCCCTACGTCCTGTCAGGGTGATTTTTTGGCATCCCATGTCTTCAGCGAACTTCTGAATACGGGGGGTGATGGTTTCTAGATCTGCTAGATCACCTGCCGCTAAAAATATGTGCAATACCCTCATTCTTGGGAATATCTGCACTTGAGTGACTACTGCGCTGTTATCACTTGTCCATAATTGCATCGTACTACTGTCAATACAGTCGGCTACATCTTGCATATTATGCGTATTATCGTATTCTAAAGCAGGTTCTAAAATTTTCTCTACTTTTTTAAAATATACAGCCCATAGTGGTAGTTCACCATCTACTTTATATTTCTCGTAGTCAATCATCTCAAACTGCCAGGTTTCCCATCAAATCTGATAACACCAACTCGCCAATCTGTTAAAGCAACACCTTCAATCTTTACTGCAATCTGTCTACCAGTTAAACGAACTGATGTAGGAGAAGATAAGGTATATGGGCCATGCGTGTATTTAGTGGTATTTGGGTAGAACTTAGTACTAAAACTAGCCCTAACATCACCTGCAGTCTTCTCATCAGGAACTAATCCTGTAAGACTCATTACCCTGTCGCCATTACCTAATTCAATTGGTCCTGACTCAGCAAACAATGTCTGGGAATCATAGTTGTTGCCAACCTCATGCTCATAGACATACCCATCTGAGGAAACCAGAATAGGGTTGCTAAAAATACCTTTGTCTGTACCGCAAGTACGATCTAAAGTGCCAATAGACCAATGATTCTCACGATAGTTATAGGTCACATAGGAATCTACCTCATTGGTAGACACACTTGGGTAATACCACCAAATCTCACCAAATGTTGAGTTATGGACGCAATAAACCTTAGAGGCTTGGGTAGTGTTCAGATTGCCAAAAACAAAATCAGATACATCTGATGGCAAAGGTTTAACAAAACCATCGTATATCCAGAATCCTGATCCAGACATCCAAATACAGGCATTGTCAGTAGCCGCTACTGATTGTTTAGAAATAACTCCACAACCTGTACCAACACGCTCAAAACTGTAAATAAAGGGTGGGCCAATGTAAGTGGCAGTATGGACATCCACATCTGTAAACAAGATGGTAGTACCACGAATCCGCTTAGAACACTGCAAAGAGCCAATGGTTGTTAGCTCAAAATCACCCGCTTGGTTGGTGGCGGCAGGAGTCCATACAGTATTGTTTTCTTGGTCACACCACTGTACTTTACGAGGATTACCACCCGCACCCAGAGCAAATAAGAAACGCTCTTGAGTTACAACCAAACCAGTACAACCAGTTGGAGCATTTGTGATGGCGGCAGCATCTGTACCAGTATCCAACTGCCATTCAAGGAGCTTTCCATCTTTAGATGAGCAAGCAACCAAATACTCACCCCATGTATCCATAGACCATGTAGTAGCGGGAGTGACTGATCCCAAGTCTGGTCTAGCAACACCATAGGCAAAACTTCCATAAGTGCCATAACCATAACCAATCTTTTGGACAGCATCTGCATCACCAACAGTAAATCCTGTCGGAGTAATGTCTGTTAAAGTATTACTTTCACTCAAAACATATAGCTTTGAATGTGTGCCAATGCCAATTCTGCGGTTGTTTGAGTTATCACGCCAGTTAATCAACCCCCTAGCTTTGCCAGACAATTGAGTAGTTGTGCGTTTACGCCATCCACCAACAGGGCGAATAGTTCCTTCAAACCAACGAACTAGATTAGATCCATTCCAACGACCTTTAGCCTGATACTCTGTACCATTCTTGAATACACCTGGAGGAATTTGGAGTGGAATGTAGGCCATATTCTTTGTCAATCAGGTAGGTTTGAAACAAAGGTCATTGTAACAATTAATGATGCTGTAGAGGGTCTTGTAGGGCTTGTCTGGGCGGCAAAGTGCTGAAGTGAAATAGCAGTGTTAGTTGCAGACCAATAAAGCTCAACATAATCGTTTTGAGCCAACTGTAAAAAGTAATTCCAACCAACAATTAAATGACCATCTACGCCACCATGACTGTTTGGTATAGAAAGAAATCCAGTAGATCCAGTTAAGTTAGTACCATTAATTCGTATCCAAACGCTTGAGTCATGTATTTGTGAATCAGTATTAACAAACTGACCAGACCATTGCAAGTTATACAAACCTGCATTAGCTACATTGATTCTTGAGCTATTGCTTAAGGTTACGCCATTAGAAAAGTCTGTGGTGTCTAGCGTCATTGCATAAGCAGTATTTGCTGACGCAATAGGCTGGTCTACAAGGCTTTGGAACGCACCAAATGGAAAGTTGATGTACTTGCCACCAACTCTAGCAGTTAAGGCTTGAACAGCGTTAAGTAGTTTAATGAAAAACAACCTCAATGTGCCATTATTCTGGTTCTGTACTTCTTGAGAGTAAGAAACACCAGAAGTCCCCAAATTAGGAACTGGTGGTACATCTAGTTGTTTCTGACTAGACATTACTTCTTAATCCAAGTTTGCCAAACAGCACCTGCTGCCAAGATCAAACCACCAACCCATAAAACAGGTTGAGCAATAGAAGCTATCCAATTCAGAACCTTGACAGCACCTTTAGCCGCTTCAATAGCGCCTACTAGATCACTGGTGTTTTTATCAATGGTATCTACTTTGGCTTCAACTGCAACCAGTCTTTCGTAGATTTGTGCATGGGTAACTTCTTGCATGACTCACTCCGATGGCTCTTTAGGAAGTTGTGCGTCAGCCTGTTCTTTGATCTTGAGAATTAGAGGCCATACACCAGACTTGGCTGGCATCTCACCCAATACATTCAAGATGAATTGGACTTCGTTTGTTTCCAACTCTAACTTCATGCTTGACCCCAAGGTGTACCTGTGGCTTTTACAGGGTTCTTCAGCAAAGCAATCTGAGCCGCCAAAGAAGCCTCTGTAGCTGCTTTGTCTACAGATTCCCACACCCAATTAAGGACTGTGGCTTCTGTGAGATTTGCATAGGGTACGGCAGGAGTGCCTTCAGGCCATGAGACTGTTGCGTAGGCAGAGGCAGAGTGTTCTCCGTCTACTGCTGTTGCTGTCCAATGTGCTGTTGTTACAAAGCCATCGGCTGTGTTGCTATCAAGGTTTGTGATTTTCCAAGTGGTAGTCATGATTTTTCCTTTTAAAAATTAGCAAGCCATCAGCACACAAGGCACACAGTAAGAACCGTCTGCGTATGTGCAAGTGACATGGGTTGAAGTGACTTTGGCAATAGTTTTAGAACGAACAATGTCATCGCCTTGTGGCTTGGCTGTTCCATTGCCAGCAGACATGAGCAAGTCACCACGCTGAACAGTTGTGCCTTGGGCAATGCGAATAATCATATCGCCAGTCATAGCCATGTTAATTTCGTCAACATCGTGTGCGTCATCATGTGTCCAGTTTACAAATACACCAGCAACATTTGCATCGCCTTCAACATCAGACACTTTTACTTTGTTAAGCTGTTCGTTTGCAACAGGTTGCCCATCTTTTATGTAAACGCTCATTTCATCAAGATTAGAAAGCACAGTCCCTTTAACGAGTGATTCGTCTTTAGAAGTGGTTGTTTGAGCATATCTTGATAAGTGACCTCCGTTGTAAGACACAGTTGTGCCAGATACGGAGATGTTTCCCTCTTGTGTACCGTCTTGGAAAAAACGTACAAGTTCACCATCATTTGATATTCGGTTTACATCTAACCCTGGATTTGCGCTTCTTGAGAATTTACCACTACCAAAAGGGCCTTCAAGAGAAATACCAGCTACGTTATTAGAAACAGGGTCTGCATTCGTAGTCCCCACCATAAAGTTACCGCTTGAGTCTATACGGGCACGTTCTGTCCAGCCTGTTGATAAGTCGCTTGTTCCGCCGATGTTGTATGCCGCAGTAGCAAATGTCAGGGCTGTCTGAGTGTTGATAATTCCAAAAGATGTATAACTAGAACTCCCATCACTTCTAAATACAATACCTTCTCTGTTGCCATATCCGTTTGAAAGAGACAATTGGCATACATAGTTTCCAGATTGGACAATCTGCATTGACGCATCTGCAATTGAAGTTGACCCTACAACATTAAATTTAGTTGATGGTGTTGTAGTACCAACACCCAAATTCCCACTAGCATCCAGACGCATACGCTCTGAACCATTGATTTCCCATTTGCAAACCCCGTTTTCAGAGTTCTGAATAACCAAGTCCACGCCTTCCATAGCAATACCGCCACCATCTGCATCAGCAGTACCAGTAGAAGAATTGTTTAAGCGAATACGGGCAGAACCACTTGACGATGATCCAACTCCATAAATTTGCAAGCTATACGAACCCGATGGGGTCATGCCTAACCCAAGTTTGCCTGAGGAGTCGAGTCGCATTAACTCAGTTCCAGAAGCAGAATTAAAGTGATATTTCCAAATTAAAGAACCTAATCCACCATTAGACCTAAGCGCACCATAAGAAAAGCCATAATTAGCATTATCAGATGTTGCCATTGTCATACCAACAAAACCTGTTGTGTCGGTACTAGAAGTAGCAGTCAACGCTAAATGAGGACTTGTAAATGCACTAGTTGAACCATTAATCATGGCTTGAGCGACATCTAGTTTTCCATCAGGCGAACTTGTACCAATACCTAGACCTGTAGAGGTTAGGCGCATACCTTCTGAGCCGTTAGCAAGAAACCGAATGACTTGAGACGATGGTGCATATATCGCAACTCCATTTGAACCATACAGATACGTCTCGTTGGTGCTCAATGCATCCACATTCCATGTGCTTGAAACTACACCAATATTGCCACTTGCGGTGTCTGAGTTAAACGAATAGACAGCTCGAGAAGAACTACCAGAGTTTGAATTTGTGACGTTTGCCAAAGCAGTAGCCGCATTTCCAGAAACACTATTTTGCAAAGTAGTGCCGTTGTAAGTAAGCGCAGAACCGCTTGTAACAACCTTAGAGCCGTTTAAATACGCTACTCCGTTAGCTGTACCTCCAGAGAGAGTTAAATTGCCTGATAAAGTGGCAGCGGCAGCGGCAACAGTTCCTGTCAATGTTGGTGAAGCAGATAAAACATTGTTGCCAGTACCTGTACTTGTGCCAACACCAGTACCGCCTTTAGTGACTTTGAGCAATGGACCAGCATCAAATAATGCGTCAATCGTATCTAAGTCAGTATTTATTTTGCCACCCCATGTGTCGGTGGATGCACCAACTTCTGGTTTGGTAAGTCCTAAGTTCGTTGTGGTTGTATCAGCCATTTTTCACCTCATGCGGCAATTTGCCAAGATTCACTATTATCTGCCACTGCAGTCCAAGATTTACTTGAATCATCAATTGCAGTCCATGTTTCAGATCCATCTGTAATCGGAGTCCAGGTTTCGTCTGTATCGCTAATTGCAGTCCAACTCTCAGATACATCATTCTCTGGCAACCATTTTAAGTTACCAGAAACACTCATGCTAGATGTGCAAGAAATACTTAAAGAAGCACTTTGTCTTCTCTGTCCATTAATAACCAGACTGCTAGAAGCAACCATCGGGAACTGAGCATTAGCAACTACCTGAGAGCCAACAACCATTGTTGAAGCATCAGCAACAGTCATTGCCGCAAATGCAACCCTAACCCCGTTGACAACCAATGTACTAGCATCGTTTGCCGCTAATGCTCCAATGGCAACTCGCCTAGCCGCAACAGACATACTGCTTGCACTAGAAATACTTGCCGCACCAATTCCAACTCTTATTGCAGAAGCAGACATGGAGCTAGAGCTAGATATAGCTTCAGCCCCAATAGCTACCCGTCTTGCAGATACACTTACAGAACTAGAAGAGCTAATTGCAAAACTAGCAGTCTTAACAGTATTGGCAGTTATTGCTACTGTTGACGTATCAGAAACAGAAAACGCACCTATACAGATGCGTCTTGCCGCCAGTGTCATGGTACTGGTATCACTGATAGAGGCGGCTCCAAGGCTTACGCCATAGGAATAATTCCCTCCACCATAATAGCCAGAACCATAGGCAGCCATGTTATGTCAAAGTGATAGTCAAGCTAGTTGCAGGAATACGGAAGACATCGCCATCATTGATAACTCGTGATGTGGTCAAAGGAGCCCATGCAAGCAGATTTCCACCAGTACTGGCATCAAAGATACCTGCCCAACCAATTGTTCCCCAGTTACCACCAGAAGCGGCAGCAAACTCAATTGCGGCAGCGTTACTAAAAGTAGTAGCAGTACCAGAACCTGAGATAGTGCCAGTAACAACACGGGCGTAAGCATTGCCAGAAACTTCAGTACCACCACCTGTATCACTAGGAGCGGCAGTAAACAAACCAACATACCAGGCTGTTGGACGGGTAACTGAACCATTTGTAAACAAATAGGTCAGTACTAGATTTTCTGTGTAATCGCTAAATGATGACATTTTTTATCCAAAAGAACGGGCTCGAACAAGAGGAGTTGAGGAAACAGATGCCCTTTGATCTGCAATCTCAATGTCGCTTAATGTGTTTGCGTATAGTTGACTCCATGTACCTAGACGCTCATCGTCTTTTAAGTATGGAGTTGCTTCTATCAAAGCACCATACAAGTACAAGTCTGGGGCGTATGCCAATAGCCAGTTGCTTGTGTTTGAATCACTTAGCGCAGCAATCTTAGCATAATATGTCAGTTCACCAGTGTATGTTCCATCTGGTGTTGGGATTACTTCTATCTGAGTACCAGTGATCGTGTAATACGCTGGTTTTCCAGAAGCAACATAGTTATTTGCCTTTAAATTATCACCATAAGCTTCAGTTACAAACTCAAGTCTGACAATGGGATTCGTATTTAGTTGGAATTCTTTGGCCTGTAACCAATCTGCAGGATAAGCAAAATATTGCGTATCAATGCTTGCAGTAGCCCTTTTAATCATTTGGCGGGTACGCAACTTACGATTAAATTTAGCCTCTGCAAGAGTAATAAAACTAGGAACAATAGAAGTCAGATCATCCCTGTTCAGATAATCTGCTAT